GCCGCCCGGCCTGCCGGGTCTGCCGCCGGGGATGATGCCACCACCGGGCCTGCCACCCGGCGCGCTGCCGTTTGCGCAGCCGCCGGGCTCGCCCATGATGGCGCGGCCGGGCCAGATGCTGCCACTCCAGCCGCGCCCGCCGCAGGGGCCACGGCCGCCGCAGGAGCAGACGGTGTTTGAGGACGAGTTCGAGAAGACTTACCGGCCGAAAGGCTGGACGGTCGTGCGCGAGCTCCGCACCGTCGACGACCCGACCGTCAAGATGTATCTCACCGACGGCCTCGACATCCTCCACGCGCAGGACTGGCCGGGGAAATACATTCCGATCGTCTCCTGCTACGGCAAGGTGCTCTATGTGCCCGAAGGCGGGCAGGTCAAGCGCCGGATCCTGTCGATGACCCGCTTCGGCCGCGACCCGTGGAAAGCGTATTGCTACTGCTGCAGCCAGGAGCTCGAAGTGCTCTCGATGGTGCCGAAGGCGCCGATCATGGCGGTCGAGGGGCAGCTCGGGCGCCATCAGCAGGAGTGGGAAGAGAGCACGCACACGCCGAAAGCGGTGCTGTTCTACCAGATGCGGACCGCGCAGACGGGCGAGGCGGCGCTGCCGCCGCCCCAGCGGCTCGATTACCTGCAGGGCGAATACCTGCAGGGGCTGCAAGTCGTCAAGGAAGGCTACCGGCGCGCGATTCAGGCCGCGATGGGCAGCAATTTCCTCCCGACGCAGGCGCAGCGGCGCAACGAAAAGAGCGGCACGGCGCTCGACAAGATCGATGCGGCGAGCGCGCAGGGGACGTATCACTTCGTGCACAGCTACGAGGCGATGATCCGGCGCGTCGGCGTCCTCTTTGAAGACCTGGCGCCGGCCATCTACGACTACACGGGCGACGTGGGCACGATCGGCGCGGCGGGCGAGGCGCTGAACGTCCGGATCAACGACCCGCAGGATCCCGACAGCGTCTCGACGCAGGGCGACTACCTGGTGACGGTGTCGACGGCGCCGTCGAGCGAGAGCGAGCGCAGCGCGGCGGAAGACTTCACCGACACGTTGGTGCAAAACATCGGGATGATCGCGCAGCTGGCCGGGCCGAAGGTCGCGAGCGCGATTTTCGCGCGCAGCATCCGGATGCGGACGCTCGGGCCGATTGGCGACGCGATCGCCGACCTGATCGAGCCGCCGGAGTTCAAGAGCGCGAACGGCGAGCCGGTGTCGCCCGAGGTCGCGCAGCTGCACGCGCAGGTCCAACAGCTCACCCAACTGCTGCAGCAGGCGCAGCAGGCGGCGCAGGGCAAGGCCGGCGAGCTCCAGAGCAAACAGCAGATTGCGCTCTTGCAGGAGCAGGGCGACAGCCAGCGGGCGCGCGAGGCGAACGAAACGAAACTCGCGGTGGCAACGCTGACGGCGAAGTTCGAGACGCTGCAGAACGCGATGAAACTCTTTGCCGAAGAGCGCGACCGGCTGGGCACGCAGGCGCACGAGCGCGCGTCGGATGCGATTGCGGCGGCGCACGAGGTGCGGATGGCGGGGCGCGGGCATGCGCACGACCAGGCGCTGCTGGCCGCCGAGCAGGCGCACGAAGCGGCGCTCGGGGCCGCCGAGGCCGCCGCCTATCCCGCCCAGCCGCCCGCGCCGAACGGGGCGCCGGGGCCGGGGTTTATGCTGCCGGAGGAGACGCGATGATGACCGAGGACGATGCGGTGAAGGCGGTTGCTGAGAGGGCGGCGCTCGGGCAGGTCCTCGCGGCGTGCCCACGGTGTGGCGACTTTACGCCGCGCGAAACGAACCGCGGTCGCTGGTCCTGCTCCGCCTGTGGGCAAGTGTTCACGGTGCCGGCCTACTTCCAGCGCGTGCCGGCGCCGGTGCTGGAGCCCGAGGCGCCCGAGACACCCGGCCCCGCGGAATAATTGTTGCCGCCCGCGGAACGGGCCTCGCAGACTGACAGCACCTTCACCGAAAGGCGCGGTTCATGGCCGACGATTCCGCTGGCGCTGCATCCGCGCAGGCGCCGGCCGCCGAAAGCACCTCGAGTCCGCCCGCGCCCGTCTCCGCCGAACGGGCGGCGTCGGAGGCGGACGATTTCGGCGCGTTCGACCGGGCGCACGTCGCCAAGCGGCAGGGCAAGACCGTCCCGGCCGCCGATCCGGCGAGCGCATCGCGCGCCGCCGCCGATCCGGACGCGGCCGACCCCGCGACGAGCGGCGAGCGCGCCGTCTCCAAGCGCCAGCAGGCGATCAACGACTACGAACGCCGGATTGCGGAGCAGGATCAGCGCATTCGCGCGCTCGAGGCCAGCCGCACGCCCGACTCTCGCCCACAGCCCGGACCGCCGCCGTCTGCGCCCGCGCAGCCGACGCCCGCGCCGGCGGAGAGCGCCAAGGCGCGCGTCGCGCGCTACCTCCAGCTCCCCGATGCGCCGAAGATCGACGACTTCGACACCTACCCCGAATACACCGCCGCGCAGACGTTGTTCCTGCAGGACAAGCTCGGCGCCGAACAGGCGGAGGTCCGCGGCCGGGAGCAGGCGCAGGTCCAGCGGCACCAGGCGCTCGTCGCGCGCGACGCCTCGTTCCGCGAGCGCCTGACGGCGGCGAAAACCGCCGACCCGGAGTTTGTCGGGGCGTTGTCGGAGGAAGCCAAGAGCCTCGGCGGGATCGACCACGCGCGCCGCAGCGGCGTCGCGCCGGGGCCGGTCCACATCATCGGCGAGTTGGTCTACGACAGCCCGCAGGCGGTCGCCTTTCTCAAGCACATCTCGGCCAACCCCGACGCATTGCGCGCCCTGGTGACGCCGCCCGAGTCCGTGCTGCGCGTCCCGCCGCCATGGCGCGCGAAAGCCCATATCGATCACCTGGTGACGGAGTTTCGCCGCCTCGAGGGCCGGCTGGCCTACGAGGACAGTCTCGGCGCGCGTGACAGCGCCCCGAGTGAGACGCCGCCGCCGCTTACCAGTGTCAGTGCCGCGCCGCCCCCGCCGCCCACGCTGGGCAAGGCCGGCCGCTCGACGGACCCGGTGCGTTCCGCGCTCGCGCGCAACGATTTCGCCGCGTTCGACCAGGCCGAGATGGAGAAACGTCGCCGGCAACGGGCCGGGGGCCGCGCAGGATAAGCGAGTTCCCACATGCCGACCAATACGTTCAACAAGACCTCGTGGGTCGCGATGAAAGGCCTCTCGCTGTTGAAAAACAGCCTCGCGATCGCGCCCTATTTCAGCGACGAGTACTCGGGCGACTACGCGCAGAAGTTCGCGATCGGCAAATCGATGACGGTGCCGCTCTCGCAGCGCTACGTCGTGCAGCGCAACGACATGACGTTCACGGCGCAGAACCTCGACCGGCCGACGACCACGATCAGCATCGACCAGACGGCGACGATCGCGCTTGAGTGGGCGTCGATTGAGCAGGCGCTCGAGATGGAGCGCGGCGAGGACCGGGTCGAGGAGATCTATCTCAAGCCGGCCGTCGCCTACATCCGGCAGGAGATCGAATCGAGCGCGGCGCAGTTCGCGGCCCAGAACGCCAACATGATCGTCGGTGCGCTCGGCACGAACCCGACGACGTTCGACACGACGTCGGGCGCGGCGCTGCAGTACCTGACGCAGATGGGCTGCCCGGTCGACGACGACAACCTCGGGCTGTTCCTGCCGCCGGTCGTCAATCGCGCCGTCAAGACGAGCGCGAATGCCTTCACGAATCCGACGCTCGACATCTCGCGGCAATTCCGCGCGGGGTTCATTCAGAAAAGCGATTCGTTCGACTGGTACGCGTCGAACAGTCTCTATCGGCACACGGCCGGCACCTGGGCGGGCGCGGTGACGATGAGCGCGGCGGCGTCGCAGAGCGGCGGCACGCTGAACCTGATCGCGACGACCGGCGACACGTTCAAAAAGGGCGATAAGTTCTCGATCGCGAACGTGAACGAAGTCAACCTGATGACGCGCACGCCGAACAGCGTGGCGACGGCGGGCACCAAGACCTTCTCCGTCACGACGGCCGTCACCGCCGCGGGCGGCGTGGCGACGATCAGCATCTATCCGCCGATCTACGGCCCCGGCTCGCATTACCAGAACGTCGACGCGCTGCCGGCGCCGAGCGCCGCGCTGACGCTCTGGCCGGGGACCACGACGCCCTCGGGCAAGGTCGGCAAGCTCGGGCTCGGGCTCTATCCCGGCGCGTTCTTCATTGCCGGCAAGAAGCTCGAGGAGCCGCAGAAGGCCGAGTTCTGCAAGCAGTACCAGGATCCAAAAACCGGCTTGGCGATCCGGCTCATTCAGGATTGGGACAACCGGACGTCGAGCCTCACGACACGGTTCGATCTGACCTGGGGATTCGGCATCGGCCTCGCGGAACAGTGCGCGGTCGTGATTCCCTGCGGCTAACCCGGCGTGGGGGACGCCGCGCGGGCGTCTCCCCCGTCCTCGCGTGACACCAAGGAGCCAGTGCTATGGCCGAAGGGATGGCCTTCAACCAAATGACGCCGCCGCTGTCTGTGACGGACCCGGTCGGGCAGGGGCGCCAGGAGTGGCCGCGGCATCTGCACAAGGCGGGCGTCTCGGCCGACGGCGGCCCGCGGTATGTCGTCGTCCAGGACGCGGCCGAGGAAGCCGCCGCGCTGGCCGATGGCTGGACGATCAGCCGCGCCGAGGCGCTCGCGGCGCCGGCGGACGCCCCCGACCCGCCGCCCGCGCCGACCCGGAAACGCTAATGCGCTCGATTTGAAAGCGAGGATCGTGTGGAGACACCCGAAACGGACCCCGTCGTGGACCCCGGCCCGGCGCCCGTCGTGCCCGTCGTCCCGGATCGCGTGACGACGCACCGCGCACGCACCGCCGCCGAGCAAGGCGAGAACCTCGGCAAGATCGTGCTCTATCACCAGGTCGAGAGTCCGCACAATCCGGCGATTGTCACGCCGGCCATCATTCAGGCCGTCCGGGACGTGGACCCGGCCGCGGTGCGGCTGATGGTGTTCGGCCACGGCGGCCCCGAGCTCGTCGACGACGTCCTCCACGGGTTCGCGGTGGGCGAGTGGAGCCTGCCGGGCGAGGCGCCGCCGCCGCCCACGGTGACGGCGCTCGAGCCAGCGACGGCCGTGATCGGCGCGCCGTCCTTCACGCTGCATGTGCGCGGCACGGGCTTTCTCGCCGACTCGGTGATCAGCTTTGCCGGCCATGACGAGCCGACGACGCTGGTGTCGCCGACCGAGGTGACGACGGGCGTCAACATGGCCGTCTGGCTCGGCCCGGATAGCGTGCCGGTCGCGGTGCGGAACGCCGACGGGCAGGTCAGCGCCCCGCTGTCGTTCACGTTCACCGAGGCGGCGGCGGCGGGGACGAGCCGCACGGGCGAGCGCCCGCGGCCGGGGCGGCCGGAGCCGGAGCCGGAGCCGGACCCGCCCGCGCACGGCAAACGCCGGTAACGCGGCGATGCTGACGCCGGTCCCCGACCTAATCTCCGGCGCGCTCACCGAGATCCGCGTCGCGCGCGGCGGCGATGTCGTGCGCGCGGAGGACCAGGCGCTCTGCCTGACGCTGCTCAACGAACTGCTCGAGCGGCTGTCGGTGACGCCGCACGCGCTCTACGCGCGGGCGCTCGTCGCCTACCCGCTCGTCCCCGGCCTGACGCCGCACACGATTGGCCCGGCGGGCACGTTTGTCGTGCCGCGCCGGCCCGTGCGCCTGCTGCATGTGAATGTCGTGCTGCCCGGCGGCGCGACGCGGCAGCCGGTCCACGCGCAGTCGCCGGCGTGGTGGGCCGACTGCCGCCTCCGCCTGATCAATAGTGCGATTCCGGAGAGCTTTTACTACAACCCGGTGTGGCCAGCGGGCGAGCTCAATCTGTGGCCCGTCCCCTCGCAGCCCTACGGGCTCGAGATCCAGACGGAGACGGAGCTCGTCGCCGTCACCGAGTCCGACACGATCGATTTGCCGCCCGGCTACAGCGAGTTATTGCGGCTGTGGACGGCGCAGAAGGCGGCGCCGAGTTTCGGCCAGACGTTTGCGCCCGCGTCGCAGCAGGCGCTGACGGGCCTGCTCAGTGACGTCTTCGGCGCCAACATCGGCCGCGTCAACGACGCGGACACGCGTGACGGCGGCGTGCCCGGCGGGCGCGGCGGCACCTATGACTACCGCACGGGGCAGGTGACGTAATGGCGAAGTGGCCGGGCTTCGTGGGCAGCGCGGGCACGGCGGCGACGCTCGTCGGCGCCGGCGAAGACACCGTCAACCTCTACGTCGAGCGCCTGCCGAAAGACGCCGCGAATGAGGCGGCGCTGCTGCCGACGCCCGGCTTTCGCGCGTGGGGCGTCGTCGCCGGCGACGTCGGCACGCGGGCCATGGTGTCGATTGCCAACAACCGCGTGTTTGCGGTCATCGGCGTCGGGTTGTACGAGTTCAACATCAACGGCGGCGCGATCCGGCGCGGCGCCGTGTCGCTCGATGAGAATCCGGCGCAACTCGCCTACAACGGCGTCGTCGGCGGGCAGATGGCGATTGCGTCGGGCGGCAACGTCTACAGCTACGACCTGACGACCAACGTCCTGAGCGGCCCGTATCTCGCCGGCGGCTATACGCACGTTGCCTATGCCTCCGGCTTCGGGCTCGCGTTCAACGCGACGACGGGCAAGGTCAACCTGTCGAATCTGAACAACCTGACCGTCTGGAACGCCGCGCAATTCTTCCAGCGTTCCCTGTTTGCCGATCCGTGGCGCGCGATGTTTGTCGATCAAAACAACCTGGTGTGGCTCGTCGGTACCGACAGCTTCGAGGTCTGGTACAACACCGGCCAGGGCACGCAGCCGTGGGCGCCGCTCTCGGGGCTCGTCGGCGTGATCGGGATCGTCGGGCCGTTTGCCTATGCGGTGGCGCAAGTCGGCAACGTCTGGCTGTCGCGCAACCAGGCCGGGCAGGGGCTGCTGGTGCAGACACGCGGCGGCGCGCCGGAGTCGGTGTCGTCCCGCGCGATGGCGACCGCCGTCGCGACGTATTCGCGCAACGGCGGGCTCGCCGATACCGAGATCGTCCACCATCAGACCGACGCGCACCTGTTTACGAACCTCACCTTTCCGCGCAACGGGACGTGGTCCTACGACCAAACCGAACAGTCATGGACGCGCCGCGGCCAGTGGAATCCGCAGACGGGCAGTTACGGGATCTGGGCGCCGCGCTGCCACGTCATGGCCTACGGCAAGCACCTGACGGGCGACCGCGCGACGGGCACGATCGCCGAAATGGACCCGTCGTTTGCCACCGAGCTCGACGGCACCGGCATCCGCCGCCTGCGGCGCACGCCGGCACTCGTCAGCGAGAAGCGGCGCACGTCGATCGATCAGATCGAGCTCTTGATGGATGTCGGGTTGGCCGATCAGACCGGCCAGGGCGCGGCGCCGACGGTGCTCCTGCGCGTCTCGGATGACGCCGGCCGGACGTGGGGCAACGAACTGCGCGCGTCGACGGGCGCGGCCGGCGCGTGGCGGACGCGCGTCTACTGGACGCGGCTCGGGCTGATCAATCACGCGGTGGCGGAGTTCACGTTCTCCGATCCGGTGCCGTTTCGGGTGACTGATGCGTTTATCAACAATCTTGAATCGGCGGCCTGATGGCGCCGCGCTCGCTGGCGCCGATCCCGGCGAACACGCCGATTGCCGATCCGAAGGACGGCACGATCAGCACGTTCATGCGCCTGCGCTGGCAGCAGCTCGTGGACGGCTGGGGCCAGAGCGCGACGGCCAACACGTTCAGCGTGATCACGCAAAGCGGCGCGCTTGCGCCGGCGGTGATCCTGACGCCGCTCGTCTCGGGCGTCTATCGCGTGACGTGGTATCTGCGGCGGATGGTGGCCGATCCCGGGGGCTCGAGCGCCCTGCTGACGCTCAACTGGCTGGATGTGGACGCGCGCCCGCTCACCTATCCCGGCCTGGCGTGGCCGTCGGACGCCGCCGATGCGTGGGTGTCGGAAACCAAGCTGCTGCGGATCCTCGCGGCGTCGGACCTGACGGTGGCCGTGGCCTACACGAGCGCGGCGGGGCTGATGCGCTATGACCTGCAGATCGTCGTGGAGCAAGTCGGATGAGTGAGGGGCCGGGCGCGGTGATCGTGGAGGGCGGCGGCGTTGTCGTGCGCTACGCGACGGCGGCGGATATTCCGGCCGTGGTGGCGCAGGCGGGCCGCTACACCGCGAACGTCGTCAGCGGGACGATCAGCCAGAGCGCCTTCGAGCTCGAGCCGTTCGTGACGGCGCAAGTGAGTGGCGAGAACCCCGACAGCCGCCTGCTGGTGGCGGTGCTCGAGACGGTGATTGTCGGCGTGCTGAGTGTGGCGGCCGAGACGCATCCCGCGACGGGCGTGCGGCTGGCGACGGACCTGTTCTGGTGGGTGGACATTCCGCAGACGATCCACGCGCAGACGGGCGTGCGGCTGATGGACGCCTTTGAGGACTGGGCGGCGCGGCGCGGCGCGGACACGCTCGTCGTGACGGCCTTTGAGCCGGTGGCGACGGCGCTCGTCGCGGGCGTCGGCTTCACGCCGGCGGGCGCGTGGGTGCGGGCGCGGAAAGGAAGTCTCTAAATGGCGACGACCACGGCACGGTGGGGGAACACGCCGCTGACGGCGGAAGGGATCGCCAGTCTGGGCCGTCCCCTGAGCTTGGACGACTTCAATCAGGACGCGGGCGGCTACTGGCGCACGATTCGCGGCGAGAAAACCTACTACCCGCGCGAGTGGTTCGATCAGGCCGGGACGTTCACGGGGACGGGCACGCAAGCAGGCGACAAGGCCGGGCAGGGCCAAGGCTTCTTCAAACAGGGCACGAAGTGGAACTGGAAGACGGGCCAGTGGGAGAACCCGACGAATTGGGCGAATGTGATCGGCGTGGCCGCCGCGGGCGGCGTTGGCGCCGGGATCGCGGCCCCGGCGATTGGCGCCGCGCTGGGCGGCAGCGCCACGACGGCGGGGGGGGTTGGTCCGCTCGCGGGCGGCTATGGCGCGGCGACGACGTCGGCCGCGGTGCCGAGTAGCTTGGCGGCTGTTGGAGGAGGAACCGTGGCGTCCTATCTCACGCCCACGACGATCGGCGATCTGATCAAGGGCGGCACCAGTATCTACGGCACGATCGCGCAGAGCGGCGCGCAGAAGGACGCCACGGAGGCGCAGGCCGCCGCGGCGAAATACGCGGCCGATGTGAAGGCGAAGTCGGACGCGGAACAACTCGCCTTTCTCCGCCAGCAGGCCGGCTACGACGCGTCGGCGGCCGAAGTCAACCGCGCCGGTAACTACGACCAGTGGGCGGCGCGGCAGGAACTGCTCGGCCCCGTCGGCCAGGCGCTCGGCCTGCCGGCACGGCGCATTCCCGCCTACGTGCCGCTGCCCGCGAACCCCTACGGCACCGGCAGTCCCACGCCGACGCCCACGGGACCAGGTACGGCGCCGCCGACTGGCGGCACGTCGCCGCCGCCCACGACGACGGGCGCACCGGGCGTGAGTGCGGCCAACGGCGATATTGCGTCGCAAGTGGCGGCCTACTACAAAGCCCGCGGCGTCACGCCGAACCCGACGAGCGTGGACTACTGGGCGTCGAAGTGGAACGAGTTTGGCGCGAAGGATCCGGAGTACTTCAATCGCCGCTTGTCCCAAGCCGACGAGTTTGGCGGCGGCGGCGGCGCCGCGCCCGCGCCGGCGGCGGCCGACACGCCGCGCCGTTATCAGCCGCTCGGCGACGTCGGCAGCTTGCTCTCGGATCCGAACGACCCGCTGTGGAACCAGACGCGGCCCGTGATGCGGCCCTACTACGCCGGCCCGGTCGGTTCCTATCTCGCGTAAGGAGACACGCGCATGGCCCGCACACCGCTCTCCCCTGACGCCGGCCCGGCCGCCTTCTCGCACTACGACGCGCAAGGCAACCCGATCGACACCAACGGCTACATCATGCCGGGCGAGCCGAAGGGGCCGTCGAGTCAGCCGACGCAGCCGCCGGACTGGCAGATCGCCACCGGCGCCGGCGCCGCGGATGCCGGGACGTTCCTGCCGGACTGGCGGCCCGGCCAGCCGGATCAGGCGGGCGCCACCGACGAGACGGGCACGCCCTACGACCCGGTCGTCACGCCGCCCGCGACGGAGAAGCCGCCCGCGACGACGACGCCGCCGAGTGGGGGGAACACGCCGCCGCCGAACCCCTACACGCAGCCCGGCGCCGATAACCCGTTCGCCCCGTGGAGCGGCACCTTCACGCCGCCGACGCCGGCGCCGCTGCCGGAGGCGCCCGCGTTCACGCCGCCGACGTATACGCCGCCGCCCGCCTTCAATTACGACACGCCCGCGCCCGTCTACACGCCGCCGCCCGCCTTCGAGTACGGTGACTTCAACGCGCCGACGTTCACCGCGCCGCCGGCGTTTTCCTACGGCGACTTCAGCTATGACGCCTTCAAGGGGCCGTCCTACGACCAGGCGACGAGCGATCCCGGCTACCAGTTCCGGCTGCAGCAGGGCACCGACCGCCTGCAGAACGCGGCGAGCGCCCGCGGCACGCTCAACGACAGCGGCACGCTCAAGGCGCTGCTGGACTACGGCCAGGACGCCGCGTCGCAGGAATACGCGAACGTCTGGCAGCGCGACTTCAACGCCTACGGCGCCAACCGCGCCAACGCCGCCGATCAGTACAACGTCAATCGCAGCAACGCGGCGGATATCTACAACAAGAACTACCAGACGCAGTACGTCGATCCGTACCGCAACAACTACCAGGCGGCGCTCGACCAGTACACACAGAACCGCGGCAACGCGCTGGCGAGTTACAACACGAACTACCAGACGCAGTACCAGGATCCCTACAACGTCGCGAAGGACCAGTGGACGACGGGGCGGGAGAACGCGCTCGGCGACTACAAGGTGAACTACCAGACGCAGTATCAGGATCCGTACGCGAACAGTTACCAGGCGGCGAAGGACGCCTACGCGCCGGCGGCGGCCAACTGGCAGACGCAGTGGCAGAACACGCAGCACCTGAACGACGTCGCGAACCGGAATGCGTGGGACAGCTACAACCTGGCCTGGCAGGACTACGAAAAGCGCCGGGACACGTCGGCCAACTTCGCGCTCTCGAGCTGACGCCATGCCGATCTTTCAATACGAAAATTATCGCAACCCGTACGGGCCGTCGATTGCCGAGGCGCTCGGCCACCAGGGCGACGTGCAGGCGCAGCTCGCGCTGCAGCAGGGGGCGATTGCGGCGCAGGCGGCGCGGGACCGCGGGCAGATGTGGGGCAATCTTCTTGGCACCGTCGGCGACACCGCGGTGGCGATCCCGCAGCATCAGTTGCAGGCGCGGCGGCAGGCGCTCGCCGATCAGGAGGCGCGGCAGCACATGGCGCTGACGGGCCTGCAGTTGGACGACGCGACGCGGCAGCAGGCGGCGCTGCACCGGGTGGGCGCGGTGTGGGACTCGCTGCGCGACGAGCAGGGCAACGTCGATCTCGACGCCTTCCAGTCGAAAATCTCCGGCGACGATTTGAAGTACGCCGGCCCGCTGCTCGCGGCGGCCGAACAGTCGGCGACGCGCCGCCAGACGCAGCAGGCCACGGCGCTCAAGAGCACGCAGGAACGCGCCGGCGGCATGCTGTCTGCCCGTGACGTCTCGCCCGAATCGGTGACGGCGTTCTTCACCGACGCGCGCGATCGCCGCGCGATCAGCGGCGCGGACTACGCGCGCTACACGGCGCGGATCGCGGCCGATCCGGAGAAGGGGCCGGAGGCCGCGCTGCGGGAAATGCTCGGCGCCACGGCTAATAAACCTGTGTTTCAGGATCCTACGCACGTCGGCTACGACCCGTTTACGTTTCAGCCCACCGTGCAGGGCACGCCGAAACACGACTTCGAGCCGCCGACGACGAACGTGCAGGGGCCGAAGGGCGAACCGCTGTCCTTCGATAAGGTGTCGCGCACCTACTTCAACATGGTGACGAACCAGCCAGAGCCGAACCCGGTGTTTACAAAGAAACCGACGACGCCCGAAGAAGACAAGGCGCGCTGGATCGCGATTCAGACGCAGACCGATATGGGCCAGCCCGTCTCGCCGGCGGATCTCGCGTGGGCGAAAGCGTACGGGAAAGAGAAGCTCTTGACGGTGGATGCGTCGGCCGCCGCGGCGGCGGGACGACAGGCGGCGGCGATTGGCGCGCAGACGGCGGAGCAGAGACGCGCGCAGGACTTCGCCGAGCAGCAGGCGGGGCGGCGAGAGCTCACTGACAAAGTCGAGACGCCGTACCGCACGGCGGTCACCAGCGCGCAGACGCTGCGGGACGTCGTCACAGACGCGAAGGCGGGGAACAAAGTCGCGGCGTCGCTGCAGAACCTGCAAACGACGATGGCCGCAATCCGCTCGCAGGGGCTCAACCGGATCAACCAGACAGAGATCGGCACGACGGCTGGCGCGGGCAGCGTCTGGGATCGGCTCGTCGGCTGGATGGGGCACGCCACCGAAGGGCAGCCCGTGCCGCCGGACGTGCAGAACGACATGCTCAAGTATGCGGACATTCTCGAGAAAGCCGCCTACGACAACTACAAGACGGGGCATGCCGCCATCACGGAACGCTACAAGCTCACTGACGAGAAACCGCTGCCGGCGCCGGGCGCCGCGCGCAGCGGCGGGATGGTGACGCTGCGGGCTCCGAACGGGCAGACCAAACAAGTCCGCGCCGACGAAGTGGCGAGTTACGTGGCGCAGGGCGCCGTGGTGGTGCCGTAAGCGATGGCGACGGACTGGTTCGCGGAGCACGCGCCCGCGGCACCAGCCGCCCCGCCGCCCGTGGCGGCGCCGGCGAGCGGCGACTGGTTCGCCGATCACGCGCCGGAGGCGCCGACGTTCCACAGCCAGAACGACTTCGACGCGCAAGGGAACCCGATCGTGCACTCGTCCAAAACGACGGGCGACTACCTGGTGGAATCGATTCCCGGCATCGGGCCGATCCTGGGCACGCTGTCGGATCATCCGCACCAGTACCTGCTCGACAAAGTGGAGCAGTGGGCGAAGGCCGGGCCGCACGCCGTCGTGGAAGGCTTGCGTGATCTCACCGCCGGCAACTACGCGAAGGGCGCCAATCAGGTGCTGACCGGCGGATTCGTCACCGCCGCGCCGATGCTCGCGCCGGAGTTAGTGCTGGCGGCCGGTGCCGCGCCACTCGCCACCGCGGTGGCGCTGATCAAGGGCGCGATCGCCGCCGGGGTGAGCGGCGCGGCGCTCGAGAAGATCGGCCGCGACAACGGGCTGACCGACGATCAGATCGCGTTACTCAAAACCACGGGCGAGATCGGAGGCGGCTGGGCCGGCGCCAAGGCGCCGACCCCCGAGCTCCCGGCGGGTGCGCGGGGCGTGGTGGGCGCCGGCCTGCGCGCCACGGGCGTGGTACTCGATAACCCGGTGACGGAGTTTATCGCGCCGGGGTTTGTCGGCCGGATCGGCCGGGGTGCTAGCGCGCTCGGCGAAGTGCTGCAGGCGCCGCGGGCCGCGCAGGCGGCGACGAGCGCGGTGGCGGCCGAAGCTGCCCCGGCGGTCACCGAGTCCACAGACGACTACGTCGCGCGCATCATGGCCCAGACGCACGCGGAGGAAGCCGCGATCGACGCGCAGGCCCGCGCCGCGATCACGCCCCATCCCCCGCCGCCCGCGGCACCCGTCGCGCCGCCGCCCGCGCCTGTTCAACGGCCGCCGTCGCCACCGCCACCCCCGGCGCCTGTCGAACCGCCCGCGCCGGTCGCCGCTGTGGCATCCGCGCCGCCGACACCCGCACCCGCACCGCCTGTGCGTCCGACGCCGCGCCCGCTCTCCACCGATCCTGTGGAAATGGCGCAGCAACTGCAAACGGCAGGCTACAGCGAGCGCCTGGCGCAGCAGATCGTCCGCCAGTTGCAGGCGAAGGAACCGTGGCGCTTCACCGCCGCACCGGCCGCAGCGCCCGTCGTGCCCGTTCCGCCCGTGGTGGCGCCCTCGCCGGTGGTGGTTGCGCCCGTCACGCCGACTCCCGCTCCGATAATCGCCGCCGCGCCCGTCGGGGCCGCAGTGTCGGGGCCGCCGCCGCGCGTCATGTCGCCGCAGATGGCGCTCAATGAGGTGGGGCTTGCGGCTCGGCGCGCCGGTATTCCGATGACGCTCGAGCAGTCCACG